TAGAGGGGGTCTGTCATTGAAAAACTTGGGGCGCCTCCAGTAACAGCTTGTGTTTCAACAAGTGATCCATTTACATATAATTTAAAGCTTCCCGAATAATCTGCCGTGCCAACCACATGGACCCACCCTTTTCCAGCGGGATCATATGAGTTTGTACTCATGTTAACCCCATTAGCTGAGCCATCTGAATAACCAAATTGTATTCTTGGAGTGTTCGATCTTGTATAAAGTCTAATATATTCTCCATTTAATACATTTGGTCCTTTTTGAAGAATAGCACCAGATGTTCCTGAATTAAAATTAATCCAAGCTGAAACCGACCAATTACTTTCAAATGTTGTATTTAAAACATTTCCAAAATTTATATTTGATGTAGAACCATTAAAAGCTGCGCTTTGTCCAAAACCTCTTCCTGTATCATTAGCATTCCCCTCTAATTCATACAATGCAATACCACTACTGTCATCAAATATATCTGTGGTTGATTTTGTAGAAGATGCTGATGTTTCCCCATACAAAGTTGTTACTTCCGATAAAGATAACTCTTTATTAAATATACGTACTTGGTCTATAGTACCTTCCCATGTACTACTTCCATATGAGCTATTGTTATCGTTATAGTATGTTGCTAATGTTAGGTCGCCATTTGTAGTAGGAGTAATAGTTAACGTATGCGTTGTATCTAATGAGCCATCAATATATAACTTTGCAGTAGTTTGATTTATAAAATATACAATATGATGCCATTCACCATTATTTATTGTATTAAAAGTTGAATAAAACCAACTTTCGTTACTTGTGTAATTTCCATAAAGACATCTAACTCTCCCGTCACCTTCGCTTCTTACAGCTACTTTAGAATAATAAGGATTAACATTGGTGCCTACTATAAAATCAGTAGATGTAGAAGTTGTTTTAACCCAAGCTGAAAAAGTGAAATTAGTAGAAACAAGAGAAGATGCACTTCCTAAATCTATATAACTACTACTCCCATTAAATATACCACCACTTCCAATATATCCAGTTACACCGCCAGTGTCTTTAGCTCCTTCTTCAAATTCATATAAAGCTACACCAGAACCGTCATCAAAAATATCAGTTGTAGATTTAGTTGAGGAAGTATTGTTTTCACCGTATAGTGTTGTAATTTCAGATAATGATAATATTTTATTAAAAACTCTTACTTGGTCTATTTTGCCATTAAAGTAACCTGCAGGTGTTCCGTTTCCAGTGTAATAACCAATTTCAAAATTATTTGTTGTAGCTGCTCTATTTTGACTAACAGTATCTGACGTATTTAATGAACCATCTATATATAATTTAGCTTCAGAATTATTTATTGTAGCAACAATATGGTGCCATTGCCCATCATTGATTGTGGGAGAAGTACCCGTGTTTCCAGAGTCATATGATGATGCATTCCCCCATCTAAGCCTTACAAGCCCACCTGCTTCCATATACACTTGTATATTTCCCCAATAACTACCAGAATAACCCTCGCCAAATAATGCTCCTACAGATGTAGCTGATGTTTTAACCCAGCCTGAAATTGAGCATACGGTTAAATCTGGTTTTGAAGAAGTGACTATCTTACTACTACTCCCATTAAAATCAGCGGCAGTACCAATCTTACCTTCAATGCTTTGTGTTGAACCATTACCCGTATAGGTATTGATCGTAAAGTTATCTATATTTATAAACTGTTTTGTAACAGTTATAGTAAATGTTCTAGGTGTAGCTTGGCTTTCATCATCTGTAGCAGTTACAGTAAAAGTATATAACGTATCTGCAGTTTCAAGTGTTGTTGTACCATCTATATTAGCACCTGTTAAAGAAAGTCCAGTTGGCAATGCTCCATTAGTAATACTAAAAGTAATTGTACCCGCATCAGGCTCTGTAGCCTGCAGGGTTATAGTAGATATAGTTGTATCTGAAGCAAATGTACCTAAAGATCCAGCAGCTGTTGTCCATGTTGGAATGCCATTATATGATATACCATTAATATAAGTAGCCGATCCTGTATCTGTATTTGTAACTACAATATCATAATCGCCAGCAGCTTTAGCAGGTGTTGTAAATGTTATTTGCGACTCTGCCACATAAGATACTGCTGGAGCAGCGGTCCCCCCAATAGTCACCGTAGCGCCGGTTTTAAAACCTGACCCAGTCATCGTAATAGTTTCACCTCCAGCTGGATCTGCTGCTGTAACTGAACCCGGGTAAGCTATACTAGCAATAGTAGGATTAATGACAACAGAAGACCAGGTCATAGTGCCATCTCCGTTGGACATTAAAAAATATCCATCAGTGCCATTTCCAATTATGCCTTCAAATAATCCAGCTTTTATTTTAGTTTGTGCCATTTATATTTTTATATTTCCCATTATGCTATTACTATATATATCTTAAGGTTTAGTGGGTTTTGTGTTAGGAAAATCACTTGTGCTTGGCCAATCCCGTAAAGAAGTACGATAAGTCATCCACGCATCACGATTTGGATAATCAGTTGTTGGAACTATAAAATCAGTCGCCTGTAATTCTAAATCTCTCCACTCTCTAGCCTCAGCTTCAAGTTCTTCAGTTGTTTTTACAGGGTGACTCCAGCCATCATCTTCATTCCATAAATCACCAATGCCAAATCCTTCTGCTCCTACTGCCCAAACTCCATTAAATCCATTAATGTCTGTTTGTTTAGATTCTGCTATTCCATTTTTAATTCTATAATACATTTTTTTTCGTTTTTAATAAAATAATAAGACTGCGCCATCTTTACCAGCTGCGCCATAGCCGTGTTGTGATGTTGTATTATAATATTGACTAGCTGTTCCATATCCATCAATTCCATTTCCTCCAGATGATCCGTGTCTTTGATAACCATTTGATAAAGAAACACTAGCCTTAGGGTATGAAGAATCTTTACTGCCATCAGCTGAAGTTAACGTCAACCCACCAGTAATTGTTGAAGCAGTTCCGCTAGCCAAACCAGGAGTAATAACTAAATCAGTTGATGCATTTGATATTATTGCAGTTCCTCTTAACACACCAGTTATATTTCCACCTGCTAACAGAAAACCAATACTATCTCCATCAGATAATCCTAAATCAGTCGCAGGATTTACTGTAAAAGTACTAGCTACTACTAAAGGTATTGTATCGCCAGTTCCTAAGTTTGTTCTAGCACTTGCTGAAAATGCACCTTGAGGGTTAGTAGAATAACTTAAAACTAAAGAACTGTTTGAGTCAGCATAAGTAAACTCTGGATGCGAACTAATTAAAGAGGGCTGCTGTAAATTAATATTATTAACTCCGCTATAAGAAAACCTAACTGTACCACCAGCAAAAAAATTAGCTGGTATAACTGCACCAACATTTAAAGCAGTTGAAGAATCAAATCTTAAATTGTTTATAGTATAAGTTGAGGGTGCGGCCGCAATAGATTGAGCTGGCTGGTCATAAATTAAATTGAAAAGAGTTCCAGCACTATTGTCAGTAACTAAACTACCGCTATTATTTCTTAAACCGTTTAATCTATTAGTTGACTCAGCTGTAGATTGTGCTGTAGAATACTTTTTCATCTTAGTGAAGCCACCCCCACCACTCGCAGCTACTGGAAAAAAACTTGAAAAATTTGCCATTTTTTTATTTAATTATTTATTTTATGAAGTAGATCCTTCTACTCCGATTAGTACCCATCCTTGTGCAGCACCCGAATAAATCATTTCAAAACCCGAATTTAATTTGTCTAGCGTAAGATCACTTGCTGCCCCCATTATATTTTCACTATTTCTTGCAACAATACAAGTCGCAACACCTGAACGGTTGCTTATTTTAACGTAATCCCCTACACTAGGTGATGCTGGAAGCGTTAATGTTAAATTTGCAGTTAAAACATAAAGATTGCCACTTGAAGCGGTTGTATCTACTGCGATTACGCTTACACCAATTCTTGTACCATCTACGTAATCTTTTACCGCAGCACTCGTTGGAATAGTTGTGTCATTATCATTTGATGCAATGCCTTCGGATTCAGTTACTACCATTGCGGCAGTTAATTTTGAAAAACCAACAGAGCTGTCTGCTAATACTGCTGAACCAACAGAGCTATCTGCTAATACTGCTGTAGTAACTTTAGTTAGTGCCATAATTATTTATTTATTCTGTTATTAAATCCCAACTTGTTGTTTCTTCATTCCACTCGTATTGTTGTCCATCATCTGGCATAGC